TCAACGTAGTCTCCACAGTTGGTTGGCCCGATACATATGGACTACTTAAAGTTGATGATGAAATTATCACATACTTATCTAAAACACCAACTTCTTTTGTAGATTGCATGAGAGGATTTAGTGGTATTGATAAAATTGAATCTGTCGAGAATCCGGAATATCTTAGTTTTTCAACCACATCAGCATCAGAACATTCTAATAATTCTACAATACAGAACTTAAGTAATTTATTTTTAACTCAATTTTTCCAAAAGTTTAGGAATGAATTTTTTCCTGGGTTTGAAAACAGAGAGTTTCTAGGCGGCTTAGAGTTACCAAACATATTAACTAGTGCTAAAAATTTCTATAGTAGTAAGGGAACGGATTCTTCTTATAAACTTCTTTTTAAGATACTTTATAACACTGACATTGAAATTGTTAAACCACAAGACTATACTTTAGTTCCATCCTCTAATGTGTACTTTGTTACTAAGAATATTCTTGTTGAGAAAATTGGTGGAACCGGAGATCCCTTATATTTGCCTGGTAATTTTTTATTCCAAACTCTTCCTGGAATTGGAACTGTAAGTGCATCTATTTTTAACGTAGAATATAGACCGGTTGATAAAAAAGAATTATACGAAATTTCTTTAGACTCTACTTCTTTAAGTGGTACTTTCCAAGTTTCTGGTACAACCAAAATATCGGAAGATGTTGCAGTCGGATCAGATACAATTTTAGTAGACTCTACCATAGGATTTGCTCAACAGGGATCGATTATAATTATAACAAAAACTTCCGATTTAGTAACAATTAATTATACTGATAAAACTACGAATCAATTTTTTGGTGTTACCGGCGTTGATAGAATACTTCCCTTTGGTACAGAGTTAGTCGAACAAAAATTTGCTGTCAGTGTTCTTGAATCTGAAAGTGATCCAATAAATTTTAGGGTCATTAATGTAATTGATACCATAGATTCTAGTAAAACCTCTAATATGCGTGTTGGGGATAAGGTAAGATTATCTGGATTCGGTA